CTCAAACATACCCTGTAATTTAACCAAGCACTCTTTTAATGGCTGTGGTCCGGGGGCACGACCACCTGATGTCACCAATCTTGCTCCCTTGGGTCGAATATCTGAATAGTCGAAACGCAACTTGGAACCAGCATAAAAATAAGACCTGACCAAAGTTTTGACTGCATCTGCCCAGCCCTCGATTGAATCGTTAACTAAAAAGCGGCGGGTTCGTTTAGACGTCGGCTTGTTGATAGCTGGTAGCTTTTCAACGTGGTGCTTTTGAACACTATAACCCACACCTGTTCCGCCAAGTAGCAAAAACATAATCTCGCCAAATACTCTCCAATCATCAATGGGAGCAAAGGCACAATTATAAATACGATTTGGAGCTACCTCAATAGGTTTGCCTCCAAACTGCATAGATCTCATAGATGGTAAGACTTTCTTTTTATGCACCATCTTATAAGCATCATAAATCTCTTCTTTTAGTTCTGGATATTTTTTAACGTGCATAGCTCTATTTCTATTCACGATTTCTTTCCAAGTTTCTCTTCGCTCCTTTTTAGGGAGATAACGTGCGTATTTCATATGCACGGTAATATCTGATAAAATTTCTCTTGCTACTTGATCTTTATCTGTCATTTACGATCACCTTCCTGATTTCTTTTTAAATTTATTATATTTCTCTTTGAGTGCCCTCATTTGGTCCTCATCACTCTTTTGAGCATGGTCCATCATTGCTGCATCTCTCTTCATTACTTCGATCTTCACATTGGATGTATCCATAAATAGTGGAAAGATTATTCCGTCCTCTCCATTTCTATTTTTTGCTACAAACATCCTGCCTGTATTGTTCTGCTTGTCTGTGTGGGTTCTAGAAATAGTGCAAATAAAATCAGCCACGAAGCACTTGTTAAATGCCTCTGAGATTGCCTCCATTGTAATTACTTCTGCGTTCACGCCTGACCTGTTCGTTTGAGATGCTGTCCATATCGGACACTCGAACTCTTGGGCAATTCCTCGGAGTTCCTCATATATAGATTCGAGTTCTATTCTTTTCTCTTTGTGCATTGTCTTTGGACGTAACAAATCTGCGTAGTCTACGATAATCATATCGATTTTTTGTCCACGATTTTTTAATTTTTCTAGGTGTGCCCTTATGTTATTTGTCGATGCTGACTTTGTTGGATATTCTTTTACAGTCAAAGAACCATCAATATCTTTTACCTTTTCATAAATCTCTTCCTTAAGTTCCATTAAGTCTGTGAGTGGGAATTTGGTGATACAACTATCGTATCTACTAGCCACCACCGTGTCTTGCAATTCAAGAGTATAGTGGATAACAGACTTGCCCATTTTGACTGCCTCTGCTCCAAGATGAACGAGAGCCATAGACTTACCAGCACCAGTTGGTGCAATCACAACACCCAACTCGCCCTTACCTAAGCCGCCTTTGCAAATCTTATCTACCTCATCCCAGCCTGTGGTGACTGCATTTCTGGCAACAAACTCGAATCTCTTTTCAAAGTCAAGAATATAATCATGACCAAAATTATTCTCGGCACCCAGCGTTAACGACTTCGTTACCATCTCTTGTATCTCATCAAACGAAGACTTCTCCAAAAGGGAAAGAGACTTCATCACAGCTTCTTTGTATTTCTGCTTTCTACAAAAATCAAGTGCTGTGTCTTTAATAAAACCAGCATCCTCCATTGACGTATTAGAAGAAGTTAAAACTCGCTTGTAGTAATCTCTGACCTGCTTTTGCATAAGGGGACTTTCACTTGCAAGGTCCGTCCTAAGCATTGTGGTCATCGAGCTTATGTTTGGATGGCTATCATATTTTTCCTTATATAGCAAAATCTTCTTTACGAAGAGTTGCAGATAACTAAGTTCAAAAAAGTTTATATCAAGGACCTCTGATATCTGGCTACAAAAAGCCCTGTCCTCGAACATTAACTTTGATAACTTCTCTTGAAAGTCTTTGCCATGGCGTGAGAAGCTCGCTTTTTCCATTATTGTCCTTTTGATTCAATAATAATTTTCTTAAAATGCACGAATAAATCGTTCCAATCATAAACCCCAAAGCCATCTTCGAGCATCATCGTTTTGGCTTTTGTCTTATTAAAGGTGGGTTCAAATTCAAGAACACAATCTTTAATACTTTGTCTCGCTTGTGGAGACATCGATGGTGTATATAATTGCATCAATTTGTAGTTTTGTTCAATCAAATCTTGTTTCTCGACAACATTTGAATAGGCTTTTAGCTTGCTATCGACTGACGCAGCGTATTCAACAACATCTGCAATAGTGTAATCTTTATCCTCACTCATAAATGGAAATCTCTTGGATACAGTCGGAAGCCCGACACCACCTACACCGGGGAGATTATCTGACTTATCGCCAGCCATAGCACGAGCCAGAGCAAAGTTATTTGGATGAATTGAGTATTTTTCTACTATCCTCTTCTCGTTCAAGATTTCTTTCTGAACTGGTCTGTATAATACAGTATTCCCTGAGCAAAGCTGGATAAAGTCTTTGTCGGAACTGACGATTACCTTTTGCCAGTCTTCGATGTTTTTCATATTAGCGACAAAGGCAATAATATCGTCAGCCTCCAAGTGGTCGACCATAAGCTGGCAGACTGGTAGCTGGTTTAGATACTCGAACAATCTGGTCTGTTGCCATATCTTATTTTCAAGTTCTTCGTTTTCGGTGAGATTGCGAATACCACGATTTAGTCGGATTGGCTTACGACCTTCCTTGTATCCACCAAACGTAGATTTGCGTCGACTTGAACCTCCGTCCCAAGCAACAACAATATGATCTGGTTTGATTTCTCTTGTTAGTTTTTGAAGTATTTTTAAGAAGCCTTTCACGCCGCCGATAGGTTGTCCGTTGGCTGAAAGGCTGGGGTCTACAATATAAGCTCTGAAATACATATTTAGAGCGTCAACAATCATGATGCGTTTATTATTCATAAACACACTTTATCACTACTCTTCGTAGTTGTCAACATCTATTTGCAATTCATTTAAAATACTTTTGAGATCTGATTCGAAATTCTCTTGTTCTTCTTCGTCAACATAATCTTCTTGTTCTAATCTATCCAAAAAAACATATGCTTCTGCAAGATTGTCTTTCGCATCATCTAGTGCTTCATCTTTTCTGTCCAAAAGAGCACGAATTAGTTTAAGATCTATCATAGTTTGAAGTCTCCTATCAATACTACATAGTCTTTAAATTTCAAAAGGGATCTTAGTGATGGTGATGGAAGCGCTTTCTGTAACGTTTTTTATAGCGTTTCTTATAGTATTTTTTCTTATAAATCTTGTGTTTATGATAATGCTTATGATAATAAGTTTTATAAACAACTTTATACGGGGCTGGGACTACAACGTAGTATTCCTCGTATTCATAGTGGGGGTAATGAACGGTGTGTCCAAAAGCACAACCAGAGAACAAAACAAAAAATAAACTAAGTGCTACAATCTTTTTCATAACGAAACCTCCATTACTTATTAGACGTAGCACTTAGTTTATTTATTCACCTTTTTCTTCATAAAAGTCTTCGGCGTTGCCTTCACGATTATCAAACTTCATAACGACCTCTTCATCCATAATTTGAAGAACACGCTTTTTGAATTTGATATCTTCAAGCTTCTGGGACCATTTAGAGGCTTGGAACTTTTCAGACGTGCCATCTTCAAACATCAGTTCAAACCAAGCACCAGCCTGTTTAATTTTATCTGAGCCTTTGACAGCCTCGAACCAACTTTCCTCGTCTTGAACTCCAATGTCTTCGGTTCCCCAAAGAATCTTGAAGTTGCATTGGCGACCTTGTGTCCCAAACCTGCTTTTCTCTAATTTTACCTTGACCTCAGAACCAATCCTAAATCCTTTGTCGTCCTGAACAAAAGAAGCCTTGGCTTTGCGACCAGTTAACCAAATACGAAGTGAATAAGCGTAAATCATGGCTTTTCCACCGGGAGTCATATATGGAGTGGTCAAAGCCTCAGAGGGGCTTCGGGTAATATTGGTTTTCAACTGGTTAAGGACCAAAAAGGTTGATTGGCTGTTTGCAATCGGCACAGTCAGCTTTGACATACCCTTTGCTAAAATACGTGCTTTTACTGCCATGGAAGAAAGGGGGTTAAAGTCTCCTTCCACGTCGGAAATAGCAGGTGTAAGAGCAAGAGAATCCCAAATGAAAAGCATACGATTTTCATTATTAGCCAAAAGGTCTTCGATAGTTTCGAGTACAAACTCAACAGACTGAGCTTGAACATATAAAATAGTATTGACATCGCATCCCGCCCTTTCCAAGAACGCAGGATCAATAGCAGACTCGGAATCGAAATAGACAACATCGATTCCTTTTTTCTGTGCATTTGCTGCGACTTGTGCCGCCAAGAATGACTTACCCGTTGCTTCAAGACCTGCGATCTCCGTTACTTTGCCGACTGGTATACCTGCCAGCTTTCCTTTACAAATAATAGAATCAAGCCAGCGAGATCCAGTGGGGATCCAATCATTGACCTCCGTTGGATTATCCTCATTTAAGTTATGAGCGATGTCGGCACCAGCTTTTTTGTTAATCATCTTTCTCATTTCTTCAATGGAAAGACGACCTGTCTTCACTTTTTTCAAAGCCATAGTATCTCCTAAATAAAAAAATGGAGGGGGCGAACCCCCTCCGTGGCTATGGGGTTTAGCCAAGTAGCTCGTTGAACGCAGAGTCAACGTCATTTCCTTTGCCGCCAGTATATTTGGTGGTTTCGGAAGAGTTCTCTTCTGCATCCTCTTCGCCAGCGAGGAAAGTGTCCAACATCTCTTGGACCTGAGTTGATGTCTTACGATCAAAGAGAGTATCGACATCAGGAATAGTTTCCAAATAGGTTTGGACTGTTTCCTCAGTTTCAGCCAACGGGGAGGAACGTCGGCGGGGGGTAAGTGTAGTCTGTGGGAACTGTGCCCCAGCAGGCTTTCCGTAAGTCAGAACAAGGTCTGTTCCTTCTTCGACATCAGTAATATCGCCATAGTCTGGATTCAGAACAAGGCTCAACAACTCTTGATAAGCCATCTTGCCATAACCCCAGATGCGAACACCTTTGTCTTCTTCTCCACGCACAACAACAGGCGAGAAGAAACGCTGACGAGCCATAAGAGACTTAGCCATCTTAATGCTGTCTTCTGTTCCGTCATTGAACAATTCTCGAATAAAGCTATCCAATGGACAGTCCTCTCCGAAGTTCTTCTTTGGGCTTAGAAAGCCGGGGTTGGTTCCAAGATTGTAATGAAACCAAAACTCCTTGAAGGGATCGCCATCTGGTGTTGGCAGGATGCGGATTGTTTGCTCTCCGTCCTGTGGTCGCCAGAAGATGTCGTTGCGACTCTTGCGGTCTTCTCCCTTTACAGAAGCCATCTTTGCTTTCATTTTATCCATATCAATTGCCATAATAAATTTTTCTCCATAGTTAAAGTTATAGTATGCCTGACCAATTTCTCAAGCATCTGTTAATCACTATACATACCATATTTTGATATGTCAAATGTTTTTTTGTATTTTTGTTGTTCTTGATAGAAAATAGACGTGATTGTCTTCGTAGTTTGTTGAATAAATACCAAAGGTTGTGTCGCACTCTTGGTCTATATTTTCACGGATGTTTTTAAGCAGATTTTGGTCAGATTTGAGGTGTTTTTCTGGTATTGCAAAGTAGTATTTTTTCTCTCTTATTTCTTCCATATTGTAGAAAGAATACTCTTCGCTATTTTTGGGATTGACCGTGCCGATAGTCATAATTCTGGATGGGTCGTGTAAGTCGCTATAAGTATTGAAAACTGGGTCGGTGTTATCAAAGACGTTTAGCATATGTATTGTGGATACCAGAGTTTCGTTGATTCTTTCATAATACCCAAAAACTGGTAATCCTCCGAGAACTGTCTCGATAGTTTTATTTTCAACGATAATCAAAGATTTAAATACACCAGAACGTGCATACTCCTGAAAAACGTTAAAAACGGCATTTTCATTGAGAAGTTCGGTGCCAGAAAGCTCGCTCACATCTGGCTTGATGTAAAGAACATTTATTTCTGCTTTGTCCCTAGCCTGCTGCAAGACACGAAGTGATGCAGAGCAGATTTTAGAGCCTCCGCAAGTAATAAAAAGAGCTTCTCCGGACAAATGCTTAAAAAAGTATTCTAAATCAGGATTATGGGCATCATATAGTTCAGGATTCTCATATTTAGGATATACATAGTAATTCATCTCATCACTGTGGCGATGGTCAATCTTATAAACATCGTATTGTGGATATTTCTCAAATCCACGAGCGATGTTGCAACCTGCTTTTCCAAGTCCAATTATTTTATCCATAGGTCTTTTAATTCTCCAAAGTTCTTTCCAGCTTTTGCACTTGTCTTAAATACTCCGAAATCATTTTTTGCAAAAGTGTCATATATGTCCTGTATCATATATTGGTCTTCTTCGCTAAAATCCAAAACGATTGAATCATGCATTGTAAAGGCAATGGTCGATTTTCTACCATCAAGCAGCTTGTGTATCTTAAGCGCCTGTCTCAATATAATATCATTGGTCGTGCTTTGTAAAATATAATTCAAAGCGTGAAATTCATCAGACTCAATTTCTCTACCATATGGATTTTTAACCTTTTTTCCGTCCCAATACTTCTCTTTAACCTTCCCCCTATCATAAGCACGATTAGAGAGAAAATCATTTGAATTTGGGTTATAAAGCCATGCAAAAACTCTTTTTTTAGCCTCTTCCCTGTCAATAGCCCCACGATAAACAACATTTGCGTTCCAATCGTGTATATCTTCTTCTGGCTGGTCTTTACCAGATAGGGCGAGGAGCGTTCTAAGTTCTGCTGCGTTATAATCCAATTCAACGAACCAATCATTATTTGGTTTTAGTATGGAGCGATAGTTCTTATCGAGGTTAAGAAGTGGGAAGCAGCCTTTCTCAACTGTAAGCCTGCCTGTGATAGAGCCGAATAAATTATATTTTACAAAAGGTTGAAGTCTTTTGAGTTTCTTCAAGAAATCTCTAATCCGAAGATTGTATGCTTTTTGTCTCAGTGGTGTGGTATCAATATTAAGCTTTTGATATTTGATATCAGTTAGCATCTTGGTCGCCTCAACAAGAAAGTCGTAATCAGCAGGTTTTGGGTGATTTTCCAAGATATACTCTGTTATCTCATTTTTAGCTTTGCAGTATTCAATCAAGAATTTCTCTGGCACCAGTTCATAAAAACAGTTGTCATTGAGATCAACCTTCGCCTCAATAAAGGAGCGATGATATGCTCTGAGCTTGTCAAAAACCTCAGACCACTTGCTTTTCATATGCTCAGGGCAAGCCTCATCAAGTGATTTTCCACCGAAGTATATATGTGCGTATTCTATATCAGGTAGGTCTTTGAGGAAAGCTGAGTATTTCCAAGTTTTGGTGAGATTTTGAGGAATTTCGTTCCAAAGAAGTTCGCCATCCTTGAAAACAGCGACACACTCATTTTTTTCATCTAATGTCTGAAAAATCAATTCTAACCTACTTCTGGTGCTTCTATAATTTTAGACTTTGCCGTTACTTGTGGCTGTCTTGCTTTGTTAAACGCATCTTTACGAATAACACTAATATTTCCAGAAGTCAAGCTTTTTCCAAACCCTTTGACATAAGAGTTAATATAAATCAGTGCCTGTTCATAACTTATATATTTATTAATATTCATGATTTTGCTTTTTTGTTTAAGAAATCTCTCATCATTAAGTTTTAAGCCGATTTCTGCCAATCTTATTCGCAAATATTCACACAACCAAAAATCACTTGAATAATCAGAATTTAATTTACCAATTGAATAACTATCTCTAAAACTAACACTGGAAATTACCCTATATTCCTCTGGATTGCTGACGTTACAGGATTGAACGACAGGGGTAGTTGTGTATTCCCTTCTCCCAACATGATGGTTATAAAGGTTGACAACGATTTCTTTAATCATATTAATATCTCTGGTGTAAACTTTGTCGTAATAAAAAGGAAATATATCACTGGTGTCCAGTGGCATGCCATCAGACTTAAGCCTAGTTGCTATGTCTTCGCCATTAACAGTATACTCTCCACGAATATACTTTAGCATTCTTGGGGAATTCAAATTTGCGACAAATCTCCATGGAGCGTTCCTGTCTATCATAAACCCAAAATTCGCTGCACCATCTTTTATAACATCATACTTGTTGGAAGCAAGAAATTCTTGATATTTATCATAATCTCCATTGTGACTTTGAATTGAAATTTCAAAAATCATACCACTTATCAATCTTGTGCATTTTCTTGAAATAGCAAAATTACTTCTAGCCAACATAATTCCTTCTGCTAGCATTACATTTGGATAGAAGTCGAATAAAAAATATTTCAAAAAATCATGAAAACTTTTGATATTGTGATCTCTTTTTTCCTGCCTTAAGTGTGGTGCCATAAACCCTGTATACAAATCTTCTAGGATTTTAGAATGCTCCGAATCTAGATCCACATAAGATCTAACAACATTCATTCCTTCATAAAGGGTGCCTTCTATTTTTATTGATTTTCTATTTCCTCGCTCATCAGGTGCAAAATTATCTCTAAGATCGTTAAATGCTCTTGCTGCAAAGTCTACACCAATTCCGGGTGTTTTTTTGTTACCCAAAGTTCTTAATGCACCCTTTTTTGGAACGACAACATCTCCATCAGCATCAACAATACCATAATCTAAATTTTCAGCAGCACCAAACAAATCAAATGCGTTTGAAGTAGAGCCAAAAAAACTAAATTCCTGACTTTGACCTTGTTCTAAGCCATCGCCAACAAAAACAGAGCCATAATTTGCCTTTAAAGCTCCAACCCTAGATGTCTTTGCGGCATCTGCGGCTTTCTTAACCATCAGGTCTGCTGGAAATGCTGGTTTTCTAAACATCTTTTAACTCTCCCTTTGATTCTAACTTATGGGCTTATGCCTGACTAGTGCCTGTGTGCTGCCTTCTTTTTCTTGATAAGCGAAAATACCCAGAGCCCTAGATCCTTGAACATTAGAGGTCCAGATGCCATCAGAGATGGTGTTAGTTATATCCATCATATGGTAATATCCCCCTATTTGAAGCTTGTATGCCGCTGAACTTTTATTTGATATAGAGCCCATTCCCGGCATCGATGGATTTAAGAAAAATATACTATAAGGCTCTAAATATGGAGTTCCGAACAATTCCATATCGACCGTGTAAGGCTCCCAGAATCTCATGCCTGTTTTTACAGAATTGTCGGTTGCAGCAGCCGCAATGTTCAAAACTCTTGCTTCAGGACCTAGACTTTCTTTAGAAAAGCTTACATTTTTTAATAAACCTTTGTCACTAGCCATATAGTAGTGATACCTTCCAATAGCAGCATCAGATTCAGGTGTGCCCTTTCCGCTAATATAAAAACCGGTTGGATCAGAAGATAGTATCAAATAGTTATGTTTATTTTTTTGAGCCACTGGTGTTGTTGCTGTAATATGCTTTAAAAACTCTGAACCAATCAGTTTATGTCTGCCGCCAGTGAAGATATCCGATGGCTTGTTTTTGCTAGTTATATATCCGATTTTCAAAGTCCGAGTTCGGAGCACATCATTGCCACGAATAGTATCTGGGTTGTTTAAAATTGGGGTTATGAGGCGGTTGCTTAAGTTGAAAATCAATTCATGTAGCGTCATGCTATCTATTTGAGGCTTTACAAAAACCTCAGTAAACCATGAGTTAATGTTGTCCAAAGAAATAGGGAGGTCAGCTATATTTAAGGCTATTCCGGATCCGTAACCAGCGTTTTTTTCGTCAACTAATACCTCAGACATCATTATTTGACCTAAAACAATTGTGTAATTTTCTTTATTTAGAGATTCTTTGATGTTTGGTTGTTCAAGAAATGCCTCTAGGAGATCTCCAAAATAAACATAATACAAATCAACATCATCAGAGCCACTAATTTCTAAATTTTCTTGACCAGAGGCGCTAGCTTTTTTATCTTTTTCTAGACTGTCTTTGTCACCGGGGGATTTTGTAGATGCTGCTGCTTCCTTTTCATTCGCTGTTTTCTTTTCAAGATTATCTTGGGCAGCAGCGGCAGCGGCAGCTTCAAGTTCGGCAGCATCTGCGACAGTGGTAGGCTCTTCAGAGGGATCTTTAGCTGCATCCTTTAATTTTTGTGCGCCGCCTCCAGCGGGTCCAGTTTCTGGGAATTTTTGTTCACTAAACGGACTAGCCACGATTTTGCTGTCTTTCATATCAACACTTCTGTCCCAATGATGACTTTCGCCCGGAGTTTCTGGCAATGTGGCTCTACCTTTTGCAACTTGTCTTATAAGAAGATAATTTTGTAAAGCACCTTGTGTAAAAGATATCTTAAAGGCTCTTTTTAATATTGATTCCCTAACATACTTGTATACATCTGATAGTGCCTTTTTATACTCTTGACTCAGTTCCCTTTGGGCTTCTTCTAGATTTTTCATAACCTGAGTTTCTTTTTTTGGCTCTGTTTCTGGTTTTTGTAATATTGGTGCTTGTCCGCCCATCTCGTGGGCGGATTTTTCTTTTTCAATTTCAACTTTAATTTTTTGAATTTGCTTTTTTAGATCTGCTGTTTTTCTTCTGTCAAATATATCAAAAGTATTATCCTTGAGAACGCCGTTCGATGTAAAATGGTATTTAAACGTAACTAATATAGAGCCGTCTTGCTGAACGTCTAAATCATATTCCTGTGCCGGAAGACATGTCATGGCTTTTTTAGCTTTACCAGCAGCCTTGAAAAAAGAGTGACTAGAGCCGTGACTTGCTGCTCTATCCTCGTAATCATATCCAACAACTATTCTTATTCTAGATTGATCATAAAGATAAGCTTCGTCTTGATTTGATTTTGTGCTCTTTATTCCTAAAAATTCTGAATAGTCAAATGTTAGGTCTTTCCCTACTTTTCTTTTTCGAAAGATGCTCTCGCCTGTTTGAAAATACAATGTCAAAGAAAGCTCACCAGCATCAGATCTAACAAAAGTTCCAGCATCTCCTGAGTAATAGTTCCATTTTAACTCGACAAAACCAACATCATCAGCCCTTCCTTCTCTGGACTTTAATAAAGCATCTGAAGTAAAATCTCCCAAATGATTTGAAAATGGCACTTCTATCTCTTTTCCATTGCTTAGTTCAAGAAATATTTTAACCTGTGGAGTTATAAGAGAGTAATCAAGAGCCGTTCCCTCTTGCAAAGCTGGTATGCCGTCTTTTTGGGCTGTCATGATGTGCAATAGTTCGGAGGGATTATCGGTGCTAACTAGTCTGATATTTTGTCCATAGCCTTTACCTCTAGAAGTTTTTGTTGCCCGATTGACAAAGGGAACAATATTTTCCATGAAAAAGTTCTGTGCGCCGTAGCCAGTTAGTTTTTTTAAAAAATCTTGTGCTTGTTCTCTGGCTCTCTTGTCTACTTCGCCAATGATTTTCGCAGCCTGAGCAGCGTCTCCACCGACTACAATTTTATTTCCCTCGTCGTCGACGCCATTTGTTACAACTGCGGCTTCGCCTACACTCGTCATTAGATCGGCAATTGCTGAAGCTGCGCCAACCTCGTTTGTAATTAAATTTTCTTCTCGACCACCAGAGAATGGTCTAATGTTTTCGTTTATAGCATTTTTCAACATCTCAGAAGCAGGAACTGTTATTTTACCCACGACTTCGCCAGTGTTTGGGTCTATAGCATCTTTTACAAAGCCACCCTCCGGTATCTGTATTTCGAAAGTCTTATCTGTGCCAAGAATATTAACTTCATAGTTAATCAAGGTTTTGCCATTATTATCAGGATGGTCCCCCGGACGAATCACATAAGTCCCGACTGGACTTGCTTTTACCACGAGAGTGTCAGATGGCACTGTGTGTTTGCCTAGCATTGTATCTTCCGTGACTGAAAGATAACCTTGTATCTTTATCTTAGCTTCTGTAACATTGCTGTCTGGGGTTGTATCGTTGGTAACCTCGACAACATTATAATTCCAAGCGAGGTCTGCCTGTGATTTTTCATTCTTGTTACTCATAATTCTTAATACTTAATGTCCTCATCCAAAAATATTGCCAAAACCTCATCTAAATTAGTAGGTATGTAAATGACATCACCTGCCCTAACAAATGCTTCAGTGGGGGTCTGGTTATACATGGCGATAACCCACCACATTTCAGGATCACCATACTGTAGATTGGCGAGTTTATAAAATCTATCCCCTACTGACCATCTATACGGAGTAGAGGGTATTCTAATTATATCTTGTTGGCTTGGATATTTAAATTTTGGGGTTCTATGTTGAACAATTTGCTTTAAGCCACGGGTCTTGTCGAGATATTGCTTATACATCTCGTTATCATTCAAGATCATATTTTTCTTATCGTATCTTCCACTAGCCATCTTAGTTATATCCTCTTTAGTTCACAATATTGACAACAGTTCCATCTTTTGCAATTTTGCTAAATGCTTCGTCCGACATTTTGTCGACCTGTGCTTGGGTCATAGTGATCTCTCCACCACCGCCGCCTGTTCCTTTTGAAGCCCCTGTGCCACTTTCTGTTCCCTCTAGACCGGGGAAGCCCTTAAAAGGTATCTTTTTCTTTGGTCCAGCAGCCTCGTTAATAGTTTGAGGCGAGCCTTCATTGATGTTGTTCATTGATTCATCTGTAACGGCAACAGTTGGTGTATTATAGGGGTCATTATCAAGCCCCTTTAATGCAATACCAGCAGGAGTGTTTACTTTATTTTCAGTCGACTGACCAGCCGCATTGCCCCCCGCTTTGGTTGCAGGAGGTGATTGATCCTTGGCAGCAGATGCAACTTCTTGACCATTAACCTTTGGCGCAGAAGAGGGCGATGGCTGCTGAACAGCGGCGGGCTTTTCAGGTGGATTGTTAGGATTGAGAGCCGCCTGAGCAGATGCTGCATACGGAAAACCAATGCCTCTATTTTGTCTGGGATCTAAACTGTGGTTGTGAAGAACCTGCATTGACATGGTTATATTCCACAATTTTGGAAATTGCATTCCGTTCGTTCCAAAAGATCCTTGTTCAAAATCGGGCGTTGAACTTAATGATGTAATAGCTACAACCAGTCCGTTTTTTGCGCTATCTAAGTCAAAAGATGTAACATTATAGGCAGTGTTTTTTCCAGATGCAATTAAATTTTGAAACTGAACCTTTACCAGTGGATTTCCCTGAATTGTTGAATGACCTGAAGTGTTCCTGTAAGTTGGATATAAAAACTGGACTAGTTTATTTACCTCGGCTATATTTGACTGTGCATTTGGCAAGCTATATGAGGGAATAGAAAAGCCCAAACTAATCATCCTTCCGGTTCCAATAATATTCATAATCGGATCCATTCTGCCAAAAACTTGCTGCTGATTCCAGTTGGAAGTATAAGAGTCAGAAAATTCAGTAATAAAAGCCGCAAATTCTGCTCGTTGTTTTGTCCCAATATGATAAAACTGAATACTTAAGCCGTGTCCGTCTGGGCTAGCCATGCCGTCAACAACGGAAGCCCCAAATCTAGAATTATATTTATCATTTTTCTTTAACATTCTTTAAACCCTCTATATGACCTTATACATTCCTAAAGCCACCGAATGCAACTGATTTCTGCTCTTTCTTCATTCTACCAGCGATTGATTTATATGTCGCTCTTGCAATTGGCTTGCTGTCCATGGTAATTACCGTATCTCCACCTGCGGTTTCTAACGTATTGACTATTTTTTCGAACATTGGTCCCAAGACATCTCCCAATTGATTACTTATTTCTTTTGCTATTTCTTGAGAATTGATTTTCGCATTTGCTTCTGCTCTTATTCCATTTAAAACCCCTGAGATTGGACCGTCTTTTTTTCCACCCATAACCTTCCAAACTTCGTCTTTCGTGTTGTATGGACTCAAAACACCATCATTGACAATGAAGTCATTGACCGATGGACCTAAATCGTTGATAAAATTTCTGCTTCCGGGCTTTTGCGCTGCTTGAGGCTTAAAATCAAGCGAACCCCCTATGACGCCAGAAATACCACCTGCAATCCCGCCGACGAGTGCGCCTGCGGCGGTACCGCCAACCGGGAGTATCATCGATCCAATTGCAGCCCCAGCAGCGGCACCCCCGAGGGCACCGGAAAGCCCTCCAGCAGCCATGGATCCGCCTTGAGTCTCAAATCCCTCCTCGCCTTTTATACCTTTAAAAAGTGCAACACCCCCAAGTAATCCACCTATGGCAAGACCAATTGGTCCAAGCATTTTTAGGAAGCCTCCGCTGAACATCTTACCCAAAAACGTTCCACCAGTAGCAAATTTAGCGCCTAGTGCAGTACCCGCAAACATGGCTGCAAAATTCGATAGGGCACCGCCTGAATCGCTCAAGGCACCAGAAAAGGTTCCTACTGCACCCGCACCCAATAACATAGTATTAACAAAGTTTGGATTTTCTTTTACAAAATCTGCAACTGCCTGCACGGCATTAACTATTGCAATTGAGAAGCTCTCAACAGCGTTTGCTATACCCTCTGGACCTCCAAATGCCTTGTTTAGTCCTTCCATCACATTTAATAACAACTCTTCTCCGACAAATTTAAGAGCTTGGAATGGAGAAGTGGCATCTTTTAATTGTTGGGATAGTGATCTTTGACCACCTTCGACTTCTTTAAGGGTCTTGCCATAGTTGTCAAAGTTCTTAATTAGCTCATTAACATCGCTAGTTCCAAAAGCCTCGGACATCATTCTCAAAGCTGCTTGAGCTTCAAAGCCACCTTCTGCTAAGTCTCTAACACTCAAGCCATATGACTGCACGGCTTCTTGGAGCAATTTATATCTTTCTTCTTCTGTGTTGGCAGTAACCAAGGACAAGGCATCAAAAGCAGCATGAGTAGAGCCGGTCAATCTTTGGAATACTACATTTAACTTATTTACTCTTGGAATAGCGTCATCAAAAGTTCTAAAGCCTTGGACAATTCCCATCATCTCTTCGAATGTGGTATTCATCGCTTTTGCTTGCTTATTCATGTCGATGAATACTTTTGGACCCCTAGTTCCAAGGTGAGCCAATTGAGGCAAAAATTTAGCCAATTCTGACGTTATCATTTTAGCAGAGAAACCAAAATTACCCATTTCTTCGACAATAGATTTAAATCTTTCATTTGCATCACTGACAGACTCTCCAGCATGCTCCATTAAGTTTGTTATAACCTCTGCAAAGTCTCGTGTATCAACGCCAAACCTCTGGAATGTAGCAGCAGTTACGCCAAGCTCCTCTCTGGCTCCCCTGCCAAGTGCAGAAAAGATTGGCAATGTTTCTGCTAATTCTTGACCTGCTCTCATGGCTTCTTCGGACAGAATAAAAACGCCATCATAAGCCTGATTAGCAGCTTCTCTAAAATCCATGAAACTAGTGACAAACTGCCTACTTAATCCAGTAGACGCACTAATCTCTGATTGCAATTCAATAAAAGTTTTAAGAAATTCTAGGGATCCTTTTATCACAGACCCAATAACATTTGAAAGATTAAATACCTCTGTAAAACCCTTGAGCATTCCTTGGAAAACACCACCCGGACCAGCTTCTTTCAAGTCAGCCATGATCTCATTCATTTTACCACTAAACTCTGTTGAAATTCCGAGTAAGTTAGCTCCTGAGCCTAAGAGACCAGCAGTGGCACCTGCGACACCTTTAACTGCTTCCTCTTGTTTATTATATTCTTTGCTTTGTTTTTTGAGTTCTTTAAGTTTTTCTCTAGCTTGTTCAACAGTTAAATCACCATTAACAATTTGCTCTAGTATTTCTTCTGTTTGCTTTTTAAGTTCTTCAACTACATCTTCATTAAGATCTAAGTTCTCTTCTATAGCCTCTAGTTGGGCTTCAAAAAGACCTTTTATTTCTTTGAGATTTCTTTTTTCAGCATCTTGACTTTGCCTAACATTAGCGCTCCGCTGTCTCTCCAATCTAGCAAGTTTATCTTCAAGGTCTACTTTTCTCTGTTTATCAACATTCCTTCGCATGTCAAGCTTACTAAGTTCTAAGCCAATTTTTTGAATGTCTTCTGTAATCTGAAAATTCTTAAGGGCTAAATCATTGTTTATTCGTTCTAAGTCTTGACGTTTTTGGACTGCTTGAAGAATATCCTGCTGAAGTTTAAGTTCATTTTGTGCTACTAGGGCTTTCTTTTCAATAGACGTGAGGAATTCGCCTTGTTTTCTCAAAGCATCGCCTTCAACCTTAGCAATCTGCTTGGCTATTTCGTTTCTCTTTTCGTATAGCTTATTAATAGCTTCTTGATTTTCAATGCTTTGATCATCTGCCATTACTTAATTTTCCTATTACTTAAGTGGCCATTTAATACCTGTATCTTTTTCAAATGCAGAAATGGCTCTTTCTAGCTTATACCTACTGTTCAAAGTTTTTGGATCAGACAAGCCATGCTTTATGTAAGCATCAGCATATCTTTTTTCGCCCTTTAGGGCTTGCATAAACTTCCTAACCTGAGACCTTGTTCCTCTAACCTGACCGGAAAGGGCACCTAAGCCCCTAGAGCCAAACATAAGCTTGATCATCAATTCTATCTGTGCCCCTAAAGAGGTTAGATAAGAATATTCATCAATTTTGCCACTTTTTAGGGCATTTAAGTCAATATCGATATTGTTTAAATCATCCATAGGTATAATCTCCCATAATAATTAGTTTAAAAACAAAAATGAGGGCTTAACGCCCTCAATTAAAGAGTGACCTTTCTTTTACCCCCTGAAGATCTCTCCATTTGTTCTTTTTCATCTTGAAATTGTTTTACTAAGCGGTTTAAAAACCAGTTTCTGATAACAACAGGTAAATTGTAAGCTTCTGTAAAACTCCATCCACCATGATATTTTAATAAGAAAAAAGTTTCGTAAACGTTTTTGGCATAATCATCATTTAGGCCAAAAAAACTCCGCATTAAGCGGAACCTCCATTTTTTCTCCGTGACCACACTCTGGGCATTCAAAAGAAAAACTGAGATCGTTACCGGGAGTAAGGCTTTTAAACGCTTCCCTTACATATCTTGCATCTGCTGCTGGTGCATTTTCAATAAAAGATCCAATATAGTGGGGGTCTGTAGAACCATTAACAGAAACAATAAAAGAAGCCATAGTGGTGGTCGCTATCGACTCTGGTAGGTTGTTTTTTCTCCTTTGATCCAGAACTTTAGTTAATCTTTTTTCATCATGACCATCGAGAAGCTTAATCTCGACACTAGCACCAGTTCTTGGCGTCTCTACAATATAAGTTCCATTCTCGGTTAATTTTGCATCTTCTTCATCAACTTCAACTTCATGTAGACCAGTCTCTAAAACATTTGACAAATCAATATTAACTTTGCTTGATACAGAGCATGAAGGGCATTTTACGCCCGTGGTGTATTGTTCGCCATATCCTGTAATTCTAGCTGCAATAATAATAGCATTTTTATCAGTGACAAGAAGATCCGAAGGGTTAATGGACTTGTTGACAAGGATGCTATTCAAGAATCGATCAATTGTTAGATTTTTCTTCAATAAAGCTTGGGAGGTTAGAATATCCTCTTCCTTTGCTGTCATAAATTTAATCTCCAAGGAATCAACGCCATGCAATGGGTGACCTTGAGAGTAAAAGCTACCTTTTGATGGAAGATCAACAAATTCTGTTGGCGCAGAAAACGACATCAGAGACTGCTGTTGTGGCGCTGGTGGCGGTGTGCCGACCATATTGTTCGCAGGGGAATCTTGATTGATATCTTTAGGGTGGGGTTTTTCAAAGTTATTTCTAATAGACATATATACCTCTTGTTTATGTTACAATGATACTACATCTTAATTATATACTTAAACAAAAAATAACTTTGAAATTAACAATAAGCAGACATTAGCCACCACTTCCACCAAAGAGGTCTGGTGGTGTAATCTCGATAAGTGCATTATTTCCGGCTCTAAGCCTGTCGGTTCCTGCGGCTCCGGCTGGAATGCCGCTCGGAGTTCCAGATTGTGAATCAGGGGTGTCTGTTTTTGGATTGTAAGCTCCTTCTGCTGCTGGAAGGGAGAGCGAAGCCCAATCATAGCGAAGAGTGACATCCATTGTTAAAAGATCATCGGAGTTATAGTCCAAATCCCCCATAGAAACAGATTTGATCCATGGATTTTTTAAAGTCCAGACTTCTATTTGAGATGCACTATTGTCAATAACGCCTTCGGCAGCACCTTTACCGGGTCCGAGGACCTTGATCGCAGCGGAGCCAACAGCAGAAGTTGCATCTGCCTTACTGATAGATCTGGTAACGTTACTGCTATTAGGGAACCTATAGCCAGAAGCCATAAGCATTTTCATTAAAATTCCTGTTGAATCTGGCAAAGCAGGATCGACCATTGTAAAGGTAATCTCGTTCCAAGACACACGACCGGGATAGTAAAAAGTATGATTGATGAATTTATGCTCAGACTCTCCTATCTCAAAAGATGGTCTGTTAACCTTGGTGATAATATAACTCTCTAATGGGGACAATTCCAAAAGAAATCTAAATTGTCTTTTCGGTTCAAGGGCTGGGTTAGCCCAGAAGCTAGTATTTGCCATTTTGATGGTCTCCTGTAACTATAAAATCTGTTCTATAGTAAATAGTAGAATATATTTTTTTAATCATCGAAACTTGCACCGGAACGTGTAATTACAAAATCAAGTGCAATAAATTCAATGGCTTTAGCTGGTTTAATGAAGATTTTGGCATACATAATGTTTCTATCAACCAAATCAGCCGTTGTTGTTGTTTCGTCAAGCACAACCTTAAAGTCTTGGAGACCTAAGCCTGCTTTTACATTTCCTAAGAAATTATCTGCTCTTGTCTTAAATCTAGTCCAAGTCGCTGGTAAGTTCTGATCGAACAATGTTGTATTTGCAATTCTTGACATCCCTCTCTTAATGAAAATCATAAGTCTCCTCACGTTAATTCTATCAAGAGCCGATGGGGTGACTTGCAGTGTTTTCTGCCCGAAAACAACAATGCCTTCTGATGGAAATGAAGCAATTGGATTAATGTTTGCCTCATAAAGCCTGTCTCTTTCACCAGAAGTTAATTTATGTCTAACTCCAGTCACTGCGAGACCTGCGCCGTTTTCATTAAGTCCACCTCTATTAAATCCTGCTGGTGCGAACCAAACTGCGGATTTAGCCTCAGAAGCCCCAAGGACACCTAGAGCAACCACTGAAGGCGGAACATAGACAAGGTTGCCTTTTATGCTATCTCTGATTTGGACCCACGGGAAATAAGCAGCAGCATAACTAGAATTAATATTCCTAGCGACAAAGCCTCCTGTTCCCTCCAAGACATCCTGAACTGCATCTGCTTTTGTCCTGACTTGTTCCGATGTGGATGCATCCGTGCTCGGAGTGTAGCCGCCTAGTGGGTCGATAATTGCAAGAGAGTCTGCTCTCTCCTCGCAGATATTAATTAAGTGTGCAGTAAGGTTATTATTTACAATACCGGGAGCACTTACCAAGTTCATTTCGACATACTCTGGGTCTGCTACAATATCCATTGCTTTTTTCACCGAGTAATAACCATAGTGGCTCTGCTCTGCTGCTGCGGGGGCTAATTGTGAATAATGGTTGAGTGGCTCTTTTTCACGAATATCAAATCCGTTGAAGCCTCCAAAGAGTGGCATGGTGAATTTTGCACCGCCAACATCTCTAAATGCTTTCAAGACAGCTTTGTAAGAACCAGTAGCGGCAGTAATCGACTTTCCACTAGCTCTAGATCCAGAGACATAATAGAATCTGTTATACTTAGCATCTGTTGAAAGAGTAGAATTCGAAGATCCACTAATATCGTCCAATGTAAACACATAAGATGTAGTTGTGGTTGCTGTCGGTGTCATGCTATCAGCAATTCCGGCAGCTAATGGATGCGCCAAGTCAATATTTGATGGATCAAATGCTAAATTGCTAGATCCTGACTTTGTAGTATCAACACCGAAGTAAACCATTCTGTGGTCACTCAATCCAAACTCAGAGGAATCACCGACTAACCTATGTGATGGGAACTCAATCTTAACATCAATACCGATCTGATCTTGGTCTCCACCAGTAAATCTATTAGGCGTAACACCGTCTTTACCAAGAACCGTTACGTTGGACAAGTTGTTAGTGACTGCTCTGTTACCATCTCCACCAGCAACTGCGTTTTTAACAGTAACAACATTTGAACTCGCAGTAGCTACAAGCTTTCCATTGTGCCCATTTGCATGGTTAATGCAAACGGCTAATGAGGTAGCAGTCTCCGCTGCGGTGCCACCTACGACGAACTGCTTTGACGATGCGGATTCCGCAGCTTTTGCAGTATAAGTTTTTACAGTGGCGTCCTGCGAAGTGAGTACAATTGTTTGATCTTCTGTAATTGCGCCACCAATTGTAATCGTAATTTCAGCAAATTTCTTGATGTCGCCTGATGGTCTAGCAAAAATCTTACCAATTCCATTTGCAGCGGAACCTGTTCCGAATGCTTCATGGGCTGTGTCAAAAGCGTTTAAGATTGTTGAACCAGAGACAGTAGCCTCACTACCTGCAATGTCATAATGTGTTCCTTCTCCACCATCAGATGTAATAGAGAAGTGGTTATAAATAACTGGTCCAAAGAAGCCGAATGGAAGCAGTTCGGGGCTACCTTGCCCAGAATCTATCATGTTATTCATTTCCATTCTAATAAACTTTGAATTATTTGGGTATCTACCATAAGATTGAAGTCTTCTTCTGTTATGATCGAAAACCTCATACATATCACCAATTCTCTTGGCAACATAATCAGGGGAGTATGGGTTTAGATTAAGATTATCAAACCTCTCAACAACTTTAATTGCTTGGTCATTATCTTCAATTTTACGAATAACAACAGAGAATGATCCATACTTGTTAAAGTTATCAGGTGATACTTTAATTCTCTCAATTGAAATCTTTAGGTTTCTCTGGATCCATTCGCCTTCCGAGAGACCTTTGAACTTAAATAATCTAGTTACATCAGATCCTTCAGGGTCAAACGACTGGGCGTTATTAGCAAAATTTTCAGTATCTCCCTGTGTATTTCTGAGGTCTTGCGAAATAACCCAACCAGATTGAGCTTCACGAGCTTTCATTCTGTAGTTTGCAGCAGAAATAGCAGATGTTCTCAAAGGTAACATCACCGCAAACATGTTATTTGATGTTCCGCCAGCATCTTTATCTAACATAGACTGGACAGATCTTTCATATGATTGACCCAAGAAATAGTTCTGTTGAGCGTCTGTAGTTGTAATGTTTGTGTTTAGTCTTGTAGCGTCTGTATTGAAAACTCTACGAATAAATTTGTCACTATCTGGGCTAAAGTTGAAATTGAATTTCGAACCGGGACCTGTAGTGCTGTCCTTGGCTTCTGCTTCAGTTTTAACTAAAACGCTAAATGAGCCTCCGATGCCGCCGCCGCCGTCGTTTGCAACGACAACTCTAGTTCCAGATACACCAGTTTGGATTCCCACTGGATCTGCTTGGTTGTTGTCCAACCTTCTAACAGAACCGGTAACACCTACAGTTCCTCCTGTCAGATAGAAAACAGCGCCTAATGTTCCGGTCACACCGGCTGTCGTTGCTCCAGCATTTTTAAACGCAACAGAGGACGATGGGAAAACAAAAAGACCGTATGCACCTCCTGCACCGTTTGAATCACCTGCATCAGCGCCTGCGGCTCCAACTCTATAGCCAGCCGTAGCGGTGTCGGCAGACGTTTTGTTGTCGTGATGATCTCCCAAAATTCGAACCATGGTTACTGGTCCATTATTTCTTAGATAAGCTTGGGCAGCATAAGATGCGTAAGTTGGTCCTTGGGGAATTCCGTATCTCCACTGGTCGCCTGCTGGCGATGCTCCGGGGGCTGGTTCTCCGAAAACCTCGATGAAGTCTGAGAATGACTCAACTTTTGTTGGTCTATAAGCAGGACCTCTTTGGGTTCTACCAATAATAACTGGTCCGACTGCGGTTTCTGCTTTTGGTAATTGACTTTGATCGATTTCATTAAGGAAAACTCCCGGTGAAACAAATTTAAATTTTTTAACTGACATTACGTTGCTCTCCTATCTGATGTAAATTATATAAAGCATAAATGTTTTCACTTAATAAATAGTGTGATATAGTGTCAAAAGTAAAAATTATTCTCTATACCCACCGTCAACTGATTTATTTTTATTTTCGCTATCAATATGCTCTGGTATGTCTCCAAAGATCACTCTTTCTCTGGACATTTTAAATTCTACTGCGTTTTCACGAATTGATATTTTTGGCTGATTGTCGTTAACGCCAGACCCCATTAAATATCCTATAACATTAAGTGTTATCTTGGTTTCATATGTTCTTGCTTCTTCTGATATGTTTCCTATGTTGTTTCCATACGTAAAGCTAGTATCAACGAATCCAGTATAATGGTGACCGTTTTTGTTCAACCTCAGTTCATTAATTTGTCCCGGCGCAGTGATAAATGGCTGCACCAGATCGTTCATTTGTTCTTGATACTCTGTTTTAATCGTGATTTCATAGGTATTGTAGACATAGACGGGCAATGGAATAGAAACATGCTCATAAACAATCTTTTTATTTTTTCTTTTAACAAAGTTAGGTCCACCATTGCCTGTTTGTTGTGTGCTGGTTGCCATTCTTCTCGCATCATTATTTGCAAACTCGGATGTCTTTTTTTGCTGTATTCTACGGCTAATGGTTATCGAGCCACCTTGATGATCAAGAGCCCTGTTAAGAAAAGCCGGTGGAATATTTGCTTGAAAAACGCCCTTTTTGCTTGGGTCTTTTGTGGACGCAGAACGCTCAATATAGATTATAGGATATACCAATGATCCCTCAAGATCACGAAGCTCTTTATTTTTCTTAATCTGATAAGCCCTTTCTGCTGTTACCCAAATTACTGGAACTTTTTTGAAGCCTTCATTTGTGTTCGTGTGCAGATTGAAAGAATCATTCACAAGATCATAAACAGAAAAATCAACAGTTTCTAAGCTGGATGGTAGTATTAATATTTCTTCCATTTTTACCTCGCATCAAAAAGACCTTTTCTTGCTCTTACGCATTTAGCAGATATCTCTACTTTGTGGTCATTTTGCCCAAATAGTTCTTTTGGTTGATTAAGAGTGACAATTTCATAGTAAAAAGACCCATAATACACAAAATCGCCTTCTCTTACAAAAAGGTCTTGATCTTCGTTTAATCTTCTCTTGTGAAAATGCACAGTAATGGAAGATTTACGATCAATTGTTGGGTCTACTGTTGTTGTTTCGCCTTCCCATTCGACAAGAGCATACACTCTCACTGGTGGTAGGAAGGTTTTTTTAACCGCTTCTCCGTAAAGTGGGTGAAAATTAGTATGTTCAAGGCTAATCGGGTAATATACGATTTGTTGACCAATGACCTTTTCTATTAATTCATCATTAACCTGTTTTACAAGATCCCTTTCTTTTTTTCCTGTAAAAAGAGGGGGTGGAGGAGCCGCTGGTTGTTGCCATTTTTTATCTGTCATTTAAATTACCCCACATGTATTGGCAATGGCACACCTTGAAGTGTCTTGCCAGAGGAATCAACAATTGCAGCATTGGATTCTGCTAGTTTTTGATACGTAAGTTCATCAAGGGTTGTTTTTAGTTCTTCACGTAGTTTTTCTTGTTCATCTTTTGCTTGTGAAACAAGGTCGGATCCATTCAGGGTAATTGATTCGCCGGGGATTGGAATCGATCCAAACTTAGACCTAACCAAGCCCAACATTTCTTTAGCTAAAGCCAATGCAAACCTTCTAATCCATTGCTTGCCAATGGCATTAATATTGTTAAAAGGTATATTAGCAAAAGGCATAGTGTTCATATTATTTATGCCTCTTACGCCCATTTTTCTGTCGTCTTGCTCCGTCCAAGCTTCTTCATCTATTGTAAATTCAACCCAAAATTTACTTGGACTGGCGCTAATGGGCTCTGGGAACAGCCTTAGCTTATTGTTTCTTAATTCATATGAATAGTGAGAAAGTCTCGTATATAGATGATCCTCGTATTGCTTTGCCTGTGATTTATTCTGCCAAGTTGGTACAATTTCAAAAGTGGATTCATCAGCGAATTGACCGTAGGAAGATAGATTTCCGACCGCACTTAACCCACCATACGCACCATAAAATCTCCACATTGCATGAGGGGTCTTATAAAAAACTTTTTTAATATTAATTTTTTTCTTACCTGTTCCAGATGATAGCCTGCCATAATAAGGCACTTTATTATCTGTAGTCGAAGCGCTATAAATAAGTGCTTGAACGTCATAATCTTGTTGGTTTTCTATCGTCTGTAAAGATGCAGAATATATAGGCTGGGAGCCTCCAATATTCGCTTCCGTGGCTGCTCTATCACCAATTCTCTTCTCAAAAGATATATCAAATTTAGGATATGCTAATTCAACTCTCTGACCGCCTAAGCTTGAAGACAAATCTGAACCGTCGCCACCATGTGCTGCTCTTAATTCCCCATCTTGATCAAATGATCCTGTCATGTCACCAAGAGAACTTCCAAGAGCATTTTTTGTCTGATGTAGATTAACAATATAGGAATATTCTAATACTGCCTCTTCGTATGCTGCATATACTTGATACTCTGTGATCTCAACGTCTAATACATCACCGCCTAATTTCTTATATACATATGCAACTTGATCGACAGCACCAGAAACAAAATGCTCTCTAGACTGTTCTTCAAAATGATGCCTAGTGTAGATTCCGAAAGGCAATGGATTTGCAGTAGAATCAACATTAATTAGTGTCCCTGTTATTGGAAGAACAACAGAACTAGTTTTGCTATCAGGTGTTAAAGTAGGTTTAGACATTGTATAGGTCCCCTCTTAGTAAATAGTTTCTCACAAAACAAAAAACCCTGCCTCAGAACAAATCCAAGGCAGGGCTTCAATTTAATTAGCTAATGCTATTAACCGTTGAGATCAGTGCAGATCACAAGACCATACATATCAGGTCTAACCATCTTCTTAGCATAGCGAGTCATGACACCCTTGCGAGGCACGAAGTCTTCAATACCAAAGATAGTTGGAGTTACCTGAAGTGGGACATACGGCGCATATACATACCCGCTCTCAAGGAACGAGCCACCTTTACGTCCGACAAGAACAACGTTTCTTGGGAAGTAAGGGTCAACATATACGTCGAACTTCTTGCTCAATGATCCAACATTAACTGCACCAACTGTTCCTTTATCGGAGTCAGCAGTTACGTTAGCACGGAATCCAGCAGTGAACTCAAGGATGTTAGCAACCTCTGGTGAACACACCAAGAAGTTAGCACCACCACGAAGTGTCTTTCTGTGGATTTGAGCGGAAACGTCGTTAATGGTTTCGATCAAAGTCTCATACCATTCGGAAACAGTTCCAGTGAAGTCAGCACCCATCAAGGACTCATTGGAAAGCCCTGCACCGATTGCTTTACCGTTTCTGCGGTCCAAGAATTTACCCGGACGACGTGACCAGTAAAGAGTATCTGCTGTAGCACCCTGAATAAGATCACCAAGGATTTCTCTATCGATTTCCAAAGCAATTTGCTCAGAGAGAATGCTTGTAAGCTCGACTTCCGCATCAAGGTTGTGGTAAGCGTTGAGATCTTGCCCCAATTCTGGTGTCCACTTAGCCTTGAGCTTCTTGGTCATCGCTGTAACGCTGACGGAATCAACTTTGATGTCGATCTCTGGAATTCCAGTTGAATCTTCAAGATCCCATTGAGCAGAAGCAGCAACTGCACCAATACCCTCGGCTCCGCTTCCAGCAGCAGGAGTTCCATTGAAATTATCCGCCAATGGAATATCAAGCTGTGCGGTAGCCAGAGAGCCGCCTGCGAGCAATCCATACCCATTTGCGGCAGCACCAGCGTTTTCTTTTGTGAGAGTAATCAGGAGCACTCGGTTGGAAGAACCAGAGAACCTCGTCAAGCGGCGAACCTGCGTAAATGAACCAGAGAGGGCGGCTTCACCATCATAAAATGTAACGGCAGAAAGAGCATCTCTGTTAATTGGAGAATTTGCTCCAAGATCCATTGTTCCAACAACAGCAACTGTTGATCCAGACTTGAAGTCTGGGTCGAAACGAAGAAGCTTATCAAACTCTTCTTGAGAGTAAGAGTTATCTGCGCCTGATCCACCGGGACCACCAGCAACTGCTTCTGAATGACCTGATTGGGCTCCACCAAACGTTCCAGAAGCAATAATGGTAAAGGTCGATGCTACGGTTCCAGTTGGACTGGAGTATCCAGTATTGAGCGCATAAGGACCAAGTTCCGCATTTACACCAGTAAGGTCAACACCACCTGTGATTTGCTGCCCTAAGCGACCGCCACCATAAACAGATGCATCTTCAGACTGAACAGTGTTTTTAAGCCCTAAGCGATTTGCATTATTATGGACAAAATCAAGGAAGAAAATAAGACCAGATGGAAGGCTCATTGGCTGAACCGACACAAGGTCATTTGCAATAAGTCCACCGAATACACGACGAACAATTGGGAATGCAACTGCTGCAAAACCCTCAACATCACCACTAGACATGGTGGATGCCTCACGGAGAAGTTCTTTTGCTTGGTTTTCAAGCAAACGAGCCATTCCGTTCTTTTGGTTATCGCTACCTAACCCTTCAAGAAGTCCAGTCTTTTCCCACTTTGTGAGTAGGGCTGCACCTTCTTTCTGGAGATCACGGTTAACGATACCTTCTGTTAATTTATCTAAAACTGACATTTTTAATATCTCCTATTAATTTAAAAATAAAATTTGTAAGCAAAACTAATTTAAGCCTGCTAATCTTTTCATCCTATCCAAACGGGGATCAGCTTGTGGCTTCTCGTCCGTATGAGATACGAGTGTTGAAGAGCGTCTTGCGACTGCTTCGGTTAGTGAATTTGGAGTTGAAGTTTTTGTTTTTGCTTCTCCTCCCACTGTCCCTTGAAGAGTTTCGTAGATAACCTTCGCTTCTTCAACGGTAACGGCTTTTGAAATAGCTTCGACAATTTTATCTTTTTGTCGCCCATTCAGTGAGTTGCTGGTTAAAGCCTTGTTTGAGTATAACAATCGTGCATTTTGAACACCCATTTCATCGAGTGATTCTTTTAAACTTACAATTGCATGCTCATATTTTGTGTTAGTGTCCTTTAAGACATCAAATGATTTTTGCAAAGTAGAAACAGCTTCTTTCAATTCTTCTTTTTCTTCATCGATTGTTTCTTCTTCGTCTTCGTCTAAATGTGCAGCGGCTGCTTCAGCCTCTAATTCTACCTCGGCTGGGTTTGGATCATCCTCAAGCCATCCTGATTTTTGTGGCTCAAGGTCAACTGTAACTTTCTCGCCTAGCAGAGAATTAATGACCTCTTTAAGATCTTCTTCATCAATATCAATTTCTTCTTCAAGCGCTTCGGGGTCAAAGCCCAAATCTGCTTCAATATCATTTGCAATTTCGTCCCTATTACGCATCTCGGAGCCCTCTGGTTCTTCTGCATCATCTGCTTCGATTTTCTTTGCAAGTGCCGTGAGGTCCAAACTAACTACGTCATTATCGTTATTAGTAACAGAAGAAGGTAGGTCATTAACAACAGAAGTTGTTGATGGCTCAATAGCGGCGGTAGTTTGTGCCCCCATTGCCATGGCTTCTTCTTCGGATAAAAGCTTATCAATGGTATCTTTGATTTCGTTGGAATATTTCTCAATAACCAAGGTTTCTGCGTTCTTGATTGCCGCTTCTTTGAGGGCATTCGCATCAATAATTGCTTGTTTTAGCATATCAGACATGTTTTGTTTCTCCTGCTATCTGTAAATAGAGACATTTTATCAGTTATAATTAGTATATTAAAAGGCTAAAACACCAAAAAAACGCTAAAAGATGACCAGATTGCCGTCTTCATCCCAACACATGCCAGAATTACCTTGTGCATATGATACAATTGTGTCTAGATAAAATCTCATTTCACCAGCATTCATTACGCCAGTTTCGATTTTATTGAGGCACCATTTTATCACTGTATTGATCATAAAGGCTTTTTCGGCATAGAATATATTACCTTCTCGACGAAAAGTAGGGTCGATATTAGATACTAATTCAAGGATATCTTTTGTAGTTTTAATTGGCTTGTTCATAAAATAAAAAAGGACTTGAGGGTCCGAAAACCCCCAAGCCCAGTCTAAGAATTACTTCTTAAGGTTTGAGATAACTTTCTTCAAGTCTTCGATCTGAACCTGTTGAGCCTTTACAGCCTCAACGAGAACAGAAGTAAGTCTTGAGTAGTCAACCCCCTGAACTCCATCTTCAGCAGTGTGAACTGCTTTTGGAAGAACAGATTGAACGTCTTGAGCGATGAAACCGAAGTCTCTTTCACCGGAATCTTTCCAAGTGAACTCAACACCTTCAAGGGACATAACAGTATCAAGAGCGGTGTTGCTCATAGAAGCAACATCTTGCTTGAGGCTTTCGTCCGAGTAAGTAACGAATGCAGCAGCACGGATCTTGTTTTTGTTGTTTGCTCCAGTAGGAACGTCAATAGCATACTCACTAGTAGCGTCTCCACCAATAGAAACAATTGTGTTTCCATCTGAGCCGTTGAGTTGCAGCAAGTTTGTGTCCTTGTCGTATGACATGAACTCATTTGCTGCGGCACCGTGAGCCTTGAAGTTGGCACCAGACCCATCAGAACCAGCAGTGAGTCCTCCGTCCATCTGGATCACACCTGCGTTGGAGATAGAAAGTCCCGAGGAACCATACCCACCACCGAAAGTTGCGCCTTCGTCAACAGTCAGGCTATTGTTGGCTTGGATTGCACCAGCAGAACTGATAGTTACGCCAGTTGATCCATAGCCACCACCGACAGTCATGGCAGCGTTGAATCCGCCGTTTCCACTTCCATCGAAAGAGATAACAGCATTTCCAGCATTGTCAGCTAGGTTGTTGCCATCAACTTGAACATTTCCGTGGAATTGAACATTGCGATTAGCAGAGTTAAGTGTCATATTTGGTGTAGTTCCAACAGTAGAACCAAGACCAAGCAACAACTTGTCTGCTGAGTCATCAAGACCCATATAGAAATCCTGTGCATTGCCGTCGAAAACAAGCTTAGTGTCTTCTGCGCCTGCATCACCGATGGTGAGGGATGGAGTAGAGCCAGCAATTACAACACCTGCTGCTGGAGCATGGATGCGAAGTTGGTCAGTCCCATCCTCATCATACTCAATTCCAGCATCTCCACTAGCACCAAACTCAAGCTTGATGTCATCACCAAACCTCATGTTTGCACCAGCATAGAGAAGAACGTCGTTTCCATCTTCGTCATATTCGAAAGATGCATCCTGACCAGTTCCAAAGCAAAGTTTTTTATCGTCAGCAAGAGTAACATCTCCACCGGAAATCAAGAGTGAATCAGTTCCATCCTCATCATACTCTAATTTTACATCCTGATCAGAGCCAAAGATAACACCTTTATCGTCAGCGACATAAACATCACCAAGCTCTTTGGATGCGGAGCCAAGATCAGCACCACCAGAGGAGTCTGGAAGAAGTGCCGTATTAACGTTAACAGTTGTGAAAGTTGCAGCGGCGGCACTATTGGCACCGATTACTGTTCCATCGATAGCACCACTGTCAACGTTGATGTTTGTGATTGCTTGACTGTTAGCATCAAGAGCGGCACCCAACTGATCGGCACGAAGGTCATCAATGTAAGCCACTCCGTCAAGGTAAAGGTCTTTGTATTCAGCACCAGAAGCACCAAGATCGACGTTGTTATCTCTTGATGGAACAATAGAGCCGTCCTTAACCAATATTTGAGACTCGTCTCCAATGGAGAAGTCAAGGGAGGAGCTAGCGTGGTTCCAAAGAACAGCAGCATGCCCAACAACTGTAGAGCCACCACCGATTCTTAAACCACCGCCATCAGAGTTGGCAGAGGAAGCAGAAAGAGCGGAGACAATTAACTTGTCTTGAACTTCAAGAGTTAAATCAGATTGTGTAACACTATTGATTGTAACAACATCAAGTTGATTTACCTGAATTGCAGAAGCAGTTAAGGCATTAAGATTGGAGATGTTAAAATTACCAGCATCAAGGCTCTGTCCAAGAGCGTCAATGTGTGCAGCACCGTTAACATAAAGATCTTTCCACTGCTTTGAAGAAGACCCGAGATCTCTTGCATTATCACTGCTTGGAACAAGGTCTGTATTGAACTGACCTGTAACAGAAACTGTATCAGAAGCAGCATCACCAAGGGTTACGTTTCCATCGAAAGAAACAGCTTGTTCAAAAGTGACGGCGGCACCTGCGAAGCGAAGCTCATCAGTCCCATCCTCATCATACTCGATTGTTGCGTCTTGACCATTACCGAATTGAATTTTCTTATCATCAGCGATGTAAATATCACCAAGTTCGGCAGAAGTAGAACCAAGATCAGCCCCACCAGAAGAGTCTGGAACAAGTGCAGTGTTAACAGTAACAGTTGTAAATGTTGCAGCAGCAGCAGAGTTTGCACCAATTGGAGTTCCATCAATTGCACCGCCATCGATGTTAATGCTATCGAGAGCAGCACCTTCAATGAATTCAGCACGAGTCATCTTGCGAAGAGCAGTTGCTGAGTTGTCATAAACCACTACAAGGTCAGCATCTTGTGGTGTGCTTTCACCAGTCAAGTTATTGATATCAACACTAAGGACACCAGAAGAGTCCGAGAGACCAGTAGATGTTACGGTACCAGCCATTGCGCCAACAAGATCAGCGATTGATTCTTTCTTAGTTCCATTACCATCGTTTGCATCAATAATAGCGATGCTATCATTTGCGACGTCAACAGCCGCAGCAGCAACACCATTAAGGTCAAGTGTAAAAGTAAGGTCATATTCGTCATCGTCGACACCGTGAGAGACGTCAGTCCAGTTAATGTCGACACCGCCATTGCCTTCAGCAAATTTAAGTTGAGCGCCACCAGAAATAGCAAGCTCTGTCCCATCACCATCTTCAAGTTTCCAAGCACCACCAACAACAAATTCTGTTCCGGCGCTGTCTTTCATGAAGAGTTGGGTTGTGCCAGCTTCGTTAGTCGAAGAACTAGCATAAAGTTGGACTTCTCCAGCTTTGTGTCCCGGTGCAGAACCGGTCACTTGGTCCATAATAAGTCCGAAATTACTCATTTGAGTAGCCATAGTTATTATCCTCCATCATAGACCCCTATGTAAAAAAAGACGGTCGGAACCGCCTTTCAGGTCTATGAAATTTAATTTTAAGTTAAAAGTTAGAATTACCCCGAAAGGAGTGAACTGCAATCCCTTGCAGTTCGTATATAAGTAGTTCTGAGATTGAAGTTTGGAAGGATTTTTTATAAAATATTTGTCGACTATTATTTTTACTTGTCCGTAATTCTCAAAGCTGATAATTCTCGAACAGTGACAGTGTTTGAGGCATTGGTTTGGTTGAATTGTATCACTACAGAAACAGTAACATCTACGTTTGTCTTTAAGGATACATTCGTTTGAGTGCCTTGGGTCGATGCATTAGCAGCCAAGCCGAAGCCCGCTGAGTCTATCTTGCCGCTTGCACCGTCAGTAAGGCAAGACATGGCTATGTTAGCATGGAAAGCTCCCGCACCGGCAGCAGAGGTTTCAGAAAGATCGATGAGGGTGTGAGTGTTCGTGCCATCAGAAATTCTAAATAAACAAGAAATATTGGGAGTTCCTGCGGACGTAAAGCTCGCAACCATCCGAAGATCGAAGCGGTCGCCAGCAACAATGGTGTTGGCTGGAATCGTTATGCTGCCTGCGGTGTGAGCGGCTCCGGAATTTGAACCAACAGCGGATTGATGAGCGGTAATTCCATATATTCTTCTTGGTTCTGCTGGATTATATCTACCCATTTTTTAAATCTCCTATTAAGATATTGTTTTTTGCCTAAAGTTTTCAACCGCATCGACATCGGTCAAGCCAGACCCAGTAAGGGCATACATATCATTTGGATGAACACTGGTTAATTCTGCTAAAACCTGAAAAGCTCCACCAGCTTGTCCAGAGGTGTTTGTTATGTATATCTCTTTGCATTTAACGTCAAATGTAACAGAGTCTTTTTTGTTATCCAAGCTAATGTAGTGCTTTCCGTTGAAAACATTTTCATTATAGTTGTGATCTGAAGCAGGATCATCGGAATCAGAAGAGGCGTGTAGATTGGCGTCATTAAAATGCACCCATAATTCAACATCAGCCCTATTAATAACTGTCACGGATTTTGCAACTTGAGGGAAAAGAATTTGAACCTGTCTATTGTTATCAAGAGAGGTCGATCCCGTAATATAAGGGTGTCCAGATACTTGATATGCAGCGGCATTCCCTAAGCCTTGCCTATATCTATATTTTGAATCGTCTGATACGGTTCCAAATGCTTTAGTCATAATTTAACTCCTAATCTTTAAATCTTGCTTCGTATTCTCTCTGGGCTTTTCTAGCAAGTCGTTTTGCCCTTTGTTTTTTAAGTCTCTTAATCTTTGAAGGCTTCTCATGAAACCTTCTGTCTCTAATCTCTTCAAGAACACCGGATCTTTTAACTTTCTTGTTAAATCTCTTTATCATTCTCTCTGGAGATTCATTTTGTCTTGGCTTAACCTCTACATTAACTGGCATTTAATCCTCTACTTTTTCATTAACTGTTGCCAAAGTTTTTTATTTCCCAAAAGAGAATCTATTGCAACACCCGCATCATCTGGTTCTACCCCAGATAAAGGACCTTGACCTGCCGCTGCTTCTCCGGGGGTGCCACCTCTACCTAGTGGCGTAGTCCCCTCAAACAAATCAATGCCTTCAAGATTATATAGATCGCTATAAGAGCTTTTTCCAATAGTTTCCATCATCATTGCTCTTGCTTGACTGATTTTTTCATTATTCTTTTCTTTAATATGCGCTGCGCTTATCTCATGATCTTCTTGTGCTGCAAGCTTTGGGGATTGTGGAGCTTGTTGCGCTTCTTGCATAACAGCAGTTATAACTTCTTTTAACAATCCTTCTTCCACAAGGACCTCTTTGATACTTTCTTTAATTAAGTTTTTAAATTTTTCAACTTTCATTTTTGCCTCTTTAATAGAGTATATCATTAAGAAGTCTGTTTAGTTTATCTTCTTGTGTAAAATTATTTAAATCGCTTTCTTTTGCTTCTCGCAACATAAAGGCTCCGGGTGTTGATGGCTCTGAGACGAAATCAAAGCAGATGAGTTGAAAATCATCATTAACTTCAGTCACGCCATCCTTCTCGGTTACTGTGCCTAGTCCTCTGGATGATATCCCAACTTTAACGCCGCCCTCCACAAGAGCACGGAGGGTGTTTCCAGCATCAGTTGGGAGAACCTTTACTTTACCCATAACATCATCACCGTCCCACCATATATCAGTAACCATATGTGAGGCGTTCTTAAGATTAACAACAGAGTCCTCTGGGTGGTCTAATTCCCCGAGTGCTCGACGATCTTTTACAATGTCGATATAGTTTCTGACTTCTCTTTCTAAAACTCTCCTACTATACCTTCTTTTGTTTCCGTTTAGACGTTCAGCAGTTTGCATACGACCAGTTAAATACATAGCACCATTTGCTACTTCAGCTTTCTCTGCTTCAGTTAAAAGATCTTGGCATAAGCCATCTTTGCAAAGCTCGTAGAATTCTCTTAAAAGAACTTTCTTAGTCATCTTTACTCTCCTTGATAATACCAGCAATCTTTGCCCAGCGGTCTAAAGTCTCTTGAAGATTTTCGTTTGCTGCGCCTTTGACGTAGCCCCTTCTTCTTTTGCCTGTTCTCACAGATGGGCTACCTTTCTTTTTCTTTCCAAAGGCTGATTTTGGTGCTTTGCCAAATTCAATACCACCTGAACCGAGTTTCAAGCTGTCATCCGTGTCGACACCAAGAACATCAGCAAAAGCACTAGCAGTTGAATCAAGCTCTGGTGTTTCGTCATCCTCTGGCTTGCCAGCAGACATGCCTCTTCTTTTTCTTAATTCAGGGGCAAGAACATCCATAAATGCTTTTGCACGTTGTTCTTTGTCTTCTCCACGAAGCGCACTAACATACTTCTTCATAAAACTTTCAAAATTTTCATCAGATCTCTGAATATTACCAACGTTAAATTGGATAACGTGCCCTTCAGGAAGAGCACCAGTTGGCTCTAGTCCAAGTTTCTGACCTGCTGCTTTTCTCATTGTTGCAAAGGCGTTTTCCCCTTTCTTAACAACACGAACACCGACTTGAATACCGGACATCTGTTCAGCTTGGTTTGTCGCTCTTGTTTTCTTCTCAGCGATATCCCTTTGGACGTCGCCCTGATTGAAGACAATAACTTGTGGTAGCCTGATAAAACGACCATTGTTCTTAGCGCAATCTGATTCATAATCATGCTGATAGCTTGAAAATTCTAACTCGCCAGTATTATAAGTATCTTCAATCGATGGCATGCCCTCGGCAGAAACAACCATAGCCGTCTTTTGTTCGCCACGTTGTGTTTGAAAGTCAAAGGTATCACCAACTTTAAATTTGTATGCTCTCATAGCAGATACCATAGATTTACATATGTTATCGCTTTCTTCGAGAACAGGAAACGGTGTCTCAACTGGTCCTTCCTCTCCGCCCTCTTCTGGCTTAGGATCAAGCACTGGGTCTTTGGGTTCAAAGAATGGCATCATATCTTTCAATAAATCCATTTTTTGATTTCTTGAGGATTTCTGCCCCTTAACCCTTAATGCTTTGACTGCTGCTGCACTGGCAAGGAGACCGACCCCAAGTGTCCCAAGGGCAACAGCAGCGGCTGCAAGAGTTGCACCGCCAAGAACGGATCCAGCTACCATCGTAACCGATCCTGTTTTTAAAACAGTTGCGCTTGCTTTTGTAATCAACTTGCCAATTATTGCTGTTTTGCCTCCTCCCGGCTGCATACCAAGAATAGTTTTACCAGCATCGGGAACAGCACCAGAGGCTGTAGCTCCCTCGGCTCCAATTGACTTTAATAATTCCGGTGAACCGCCGTTTCCTTTAACAAATTCTATAAAATCTGGTGAAATGGCTCCGGGCTTAACAACCGAATTAACAAGTTTAGCCGACGCTTCTCCGCCTCCGGCAGTTTTCGCAAATTCGTAAAGTTGAGTTCCCATTTCTCCACTAACGCTTCTAAAGCTTTCTCTACCCAAATCGTTCATACCTTGTGTAATAATAAATTCAGGTGTTTTCCCAGAAGCTGCGGCAATCTTGTCAACATTATCTACAAAAAAATCATTATTAAGCTTTATCTGGTCTGTTGATGTAGCGGCATCTCTAAAAGTTTGGAGAAAACCATTACCCTCGCTATCCATAATAACATCAGAATATTTACCAATTTGGGTTTCCAATTGAGCATACTTGCCCGGATCTGTAATAAATTCGCTGGGAACATACTCCGATCCAATTGCTGCCATACCAAATAATCTATATCCCCAAGCAGCACTACTTAAACCAAGAAGTGCCAAAGCAAGGGGTGCTTTGTTGCTTTTTAGTTGTTTTGTTGTTTCAGCTTCTTTTCCATATGCTGTGTCGTCTTCCTCATCTGCAATTTTTTGTGCTTCTTTTTCCCAATCAACTTCGGCAAGAACATCGTCTTCACTCTCCTCTTCTTCATTCATGTATTGACCATATCTGCCTTTCATTTCATTTTGTTTTGTAAGCACGATTTTGTGGAGGAGTTCGACATATTCATTAGCAATATCAGTATGTAAGGAGTCTTTAGGCTGATCTTCAGGTCCTTTTCCCTCTTGGTAGTTGTCGACTGCTTCTTTTAGAGAAAGATAAAAAGCATAAATGTTATCATTAATCTGCTGAAATTCTTCAGTCCCTTGCTTGGACATCGACAGGTTCGGATACCTGTCTGTGTCATACGCTTTTCCCAAATCATTCCAAAACTTATTAACACGCTGGGCGCTGTCTTTTTCAAGGGCTGCTGCCAATTTTTCTCTTGCTGCTTCTTTTTCTTTGCTTGTCTGGCGACCAAACATAGAAGCAAAGCCATCTTTTAAGCTCTGGGTAAAACTTTCATCTAACTGTTGACGAATCTCTTCTGTGAGTTGTTCTCTGATTAATTGTTCTAATTGGCTTTTTGTTAAACGATTTTTCATTAATTGATATTCCTTGTGGGTAAAAAACAAGTGCGGCCGTTAGCCGCACGAGTTAGGATCCTTTACAGCATCTTCTTACTGGTTGTAGTCTCCACTTTTTCATTTTTTACCTCCATCGATTTTTATACCTTCATCACCAAAGACCATATTCAGGACATACGATGTGCCCGACGAAAGACAGCCTAAAACGAGCAAATTTGCATAATTATACTCAAACGTAAATAGTTCTGTAAAAGCGTTTATACCAAACAAAAACACCCCTACCCAGAACCCCATACACATAGCACAGCGAAATAGTTCTCCGAGCTTGCCTTCTTTTGGTCTGATTGGGTTAAATATAGAGCCATACACTAAGATTTGTGTTAAGCCGTATGCGGTGAGAATAAAATAAACAAGATCCATTTAGCCTCTTATTCGTAAACTGAGCCGTAGTAATAGGAGGGATAGTAGTCAATGACCCCTTGGGTCCCTTTTCTTTCTTCGTGTGGAATTTCACCAAGCTCTGTAGAGTCTGCTGCATCTGGATCCATGAGGCGATCTTCTTCCTCTCTTTCAACGTCTGCTTTCAGTTGCAAGAACTTGCCTTCATCTTGCATAAACTCATGAACCAAATACAGAGCAACATTAGTTGTATCTGCATATTTGCTTTCTGTTGGATAAGAGGCTTCAAGAGATCCATAGATGTTTCCAGATTTTACACTCTCAGGCATAATCAAACCCTTGGACTGCATTAGCCTAAAAAGTCTGTCTTGTGCCTCATAAGCAAGGTCGTTTTGATTTGTTTTAGAAAAAGTAATTACCTTCCCTTCTTCTGGTGCGATTACAACATCAATAAGGTAGTGATCAAAGACCATAATTTTGCCGTCAACTGCTCGTCTAGCGACGAGTTCAATTGTTCTTGGCTTTAAATCAGGATTTGATGGGACGATCTTAACTTTAATCTCGCCACTCTGATCCTCTTCCCTCTCGATCTTTACATTAATCGCCATTTGTTTCTAGCTCCTGAACCAATTCTTGCACTTTTAAGATAGTTACCAAAGAGTCGTCGTCTAATCTTTGCTTTTTCATATCTTCTAGCTTCTCCAAAACTTGACCAATTTTTTCACTGATTGTCTCTGGCTGATCTTCGGAAGCCATATGAGCATTAAGTGCTTCTTTAATTCTGCCAATCTCATCATTAAGAAAAACATTGAATTGAAGCATTGCCTCTTGATCAACAGAGGTAGCTAACTTACTTAAAAGATTAATTTGATTTTCATTTAAAGAATTGTATCTATCATTGAACTTATCAACAAACTTTGAATAAACAATGTTATCGATTGGTTCCATATTGCTCTCTTTAATCTGCTTTTTTCCGTGAGAAGTCATATAATTTAAAGCTACCTCTTCTAAAATGACCTTTTCTTTGACCGGGAGGTCTTCGTTGTTAAACAATTGACCGATTGTAGCTAAACTTTTGTAGTTAGGGACAAAGTTATTAAATACTTCCTTTGAGATCTGCTTGTTAATTTTGTTAATTAATGCAGTCTGTTCATTGAAGATCTCTTTTTTATCAAGTGTGTCGTATTCTTTCTTTGTTTCCGACAACATTTTCTCTGCTGTCTTTGATTTAAGACCCTTTGTCTCTAATATTGTTTTGTAAAGGTCTAATTCAGTTCTTAAAACAGACCCTTGTGAGAAATGTTCTCTCATAATATTAATAATTTCTGCTTTCTTTACTTGGTCTTGTTCTAAAATTGACTTTGTTGCTTCACGAACCAATGCCTCGTAAAGAAAAGCGGTATTTCTTTTCTTATTGTGCTTTAACTTTGCCATTGTTTTCATTTAACTCCGTTTTTTCTTCCTGTTGTTTAAGTTTGAGTTCAGATATGAGCCCCTTGACACTATCAGTAACTTGTAATAGTCTCTGCTCATCTTCATCTGTATAATTAGATATCTGTTCTTGGAACATCATATCTTTTATCGAACCCCCAATCATATCTTTAGCTGACATTGCCCCCTTAAAGGTATTTCTTGGTGTATTCGACGCCATTTCACGACTATACTGTGCCTTATTGGATCGATTTCTCGCTCCACGAGTTCTGCGGTCACCTCCTCTGAACTTGACTGGCTCATATAAATGATCGTGTCTATCAGGGCTCATATCATTTCTTTTTCCGGGGGCTGCTAAGAGCGTCTCATCTCCGCCTTCTCCGCCTGCCGCTGGTGTTTCTGGAGTGTCTGCTGCTGGTGTGTCTCCTCCCAGTGGGGCATCATCTCCGAGGTCTAAATCGTCGCCTTCTGTTCCCCCAGTAAGGTCGAGACCGCCGCCTTCAGTAGCTGGTGCTCCCCCTACTGCTGCTGCTTGATTAACCTGTTCAGCAACACCATCCAGCTTCGCTGTGTGATACCTATCGTAGAACATCTCACGCTGATTTCTAACAAACTCTTCGTCAGAGATGTTGAACAGATGCTTTGCAACCCAACGCTTGGAGAAAAATCCTTCAACAGCTTGGTTTGCAACCTCAAACTTTGTCTTCCAGTGCTCTAACTCTTGGAGTTCAGCAATCTTTGATGGGTTGTTAAGAGACACCTTAAAGGAAATAAGGTCGTCGCCTCTATACCCAAGAGTAAAAAGGTGGATAATGCCAATCTTTTCTAACTCAGAAATCACAACTCTCTGCAATCTCTGAATTGTTCTTGCGAAACGAATGTCTTTTTGTGCGAGCGTGGCTTTATCTTCTTCTGCACCTTCTGCTCTTGACAGGTAAGAAGCTGGTATTTTAAGTGCGGCAAACAGTTTGTCTCGGAGATATTTCACATCATCGATATCTCCGGTGTATTGTCCACCTGCTAATGTTTCAATGGATGAGGAACTGCCCTGTCTAACAGGAATAAAATAATCTTCATCAACAGAAAGCGGGTTATAACGAAGATCAACACGACCAGAATCAACATCGACAACCTGATTGCGTTTCATCTGTGTCATAACTTTTTGCATATACTGTTCAATTTCTTCTGGTGGTAGGTTACCAACATCAATTTTGAACACTCTTCTTTCTGGTGATCGAACGATACGATAAGCCATCATTGCATCTTCAAGAAGAGTGAGTTGTCTCCAAATACGACGTGCTGGTTCTAAAACAGATGTTCCATATGGGGCATACCTATCATTACCAAGGATGCGAAAGTGTGCAACCTGCCAGTTCTCGAATGTTAATCCAGCAGAATTCCATTGATATTGCACATAATTAGGGTTAGTTTCGTCCTCCCCTTCCAGACGCTCTACATCCCGTGTTGGAAGACTAATGACATTTTTAACACCGATAGTCTCATCAATGTCAATATAAAGAAAGTAATCTCCATACTTACACATTGTGCGGCACCAACCAAAAAGGTTGTGCTCTAAGTTCATAACGTTGTGATATAAATTATCAAGTATAAGCTTGATCTCTTCGTTAGGGCAACGAATTTTAAGAAGCTGTTGAAGATCTGATGAAGTTGTCATCTCGTCTGCATAAATGTCAAGTGCTGATGCAATCTCTGGCGTATATTCCATCTGATCAAAGTCGGTATAGCGGATACCACGATTCTGTGTTCCGTAAACACCACCCACCATACTTGATATTATATTATAATCTTGTTTTTTAAATTGCTTTCCAGATGCAGAGGTAAACTTAGTAGCATACCTATCCATCTGCTTTCTTCTTTGGTTTCTAACTGCTTGGGCACGGTGATTGACAATTGGACCCGAGAATAATCGTGTTAGTCTTTTAAAAAGATCTGAATCTGCGTTGTTTGGATTTCTTCTATTATCAGCCATTTATTTTAACCTTTTAATAACCAAAGGAACTCTCTTTGTTTTTTAATAGCATCGGATTGTTCGATTGGCTTATAGCCTTCTTGTCCGGGTATGCTCGTATTTAACTTTCTATTGCTCACAGTCATGGAACTTAAAAAGATCTTTGAATATTCTAAAGCCTTTTTGTTCTCTTGTAAAGCCGTATCTCTGACCCAACATCCAATAGCAAACGACATAACCAAGTCGTCGTTATACATCCTCATCGCTTGTGGGCGTCCATTTTGCCAAACAAATGTTTCCAATTCGTGAAACAAGCGATTAGAATATATAGTAATTAGTTTATTTCTTATGAATTCTTCCATTTTAGCAACAACTAATGGTCTGGTTTTTGAAGTCATAGAAAAACCGGGGATTGCATTTGATTTGCCCTCTG